AAGTAAGTCGTATAGTTTTTGTAACTCGTCCATTAGATTTTTTTTGTTCTGTTAATCCAATTCACCTTTTAAGATTCCCTTACCCTCAAGACCTTTTAAGAATATAACTTGATCTTCTGCAGATGCGCCCGGAACATTTGAAAGCATAAATGCTCTTATTTTTTCGGCTGCCTTTGCAGGATCACTTAAGTATATTGCAGAAGATGATTTGCCATCAGAATTTGTTAATACAATTGCATCAGACCCAATAACAGCTTCTCTAACGCTAAACCCAAGCTCATTAAACTTCGCTTCGTTTGCAGAAATAAAATCAGTTTCATCTGTTGGTTGATTAGCACCTGAGAATACCGTTTTAAGGTGGTCTGCATACATCTTGTTAGGGTCACCTGTTTTCTTAGGACCTGTAGAAGTAGCCTTAGCTTCCCCTGCTTGGAATGTTGTAGTCTTAGTTTGAAGTGCACCCTTTACAACTTCGTTAACATCAACTGTTCCTCCAAGAAGTAGAGGAGCTGCTGAACGAACAAAGTCTTGTTGAGTCATCATCTCTCCCGTGTTAGCGTTCTTGAATGGAATAGCTTTAGTCGAACCATCATTAAAGGTAATGCTAACTCCATCATTAGTTCTACTTACATCTTTTACATTTGGCATACCATAGAAGTGGTTGATAGCAGCTTGTTGTTCTGCAGGAGTACCACTATATAGTTTAGCCAACATATTACCTGATGTCTGAGCGCTTTTCTTTTGATCACCTCTTTCATAAACGTATTGAGGAGGATAGTAAGTAGGCTCTTTTCGTGGCTGACTGAACGGTTGCACTTCAGTTTTCTGCTCAAGCATACTACGAAACTTATTTTTAGTATACTCTTCAGCAGTCTTTAACTGATCCTTGCCATTCTGTGTGCTCTCAAAGTCAGGTTGAAATACACCATCCTTATGAGACCACAATATATAATGAGAGCTTGAATTTGCTACGTTAGGGTCCGTTGTAACCTGATAAGCTTTGCCTGATTTAGGGTCAATGCCTCCGGTCCAATCAAACAATATGGAAGATACGTGCGCAGGGTTAGATAGTTGCGCCTGTACAATAAGTTTTTCGCTTTCAATATATTTGTCGACAGCTTGCTGTCCTTCTTGACTAAGACCAACACGTTTAGTTGGGTCTGTAACCTTGGTAAGGAAGCCTGTCTGAGTTGCACTACCTGTAGAAGTAACAACCTCCTTTACCACATCGCCTAATAATTTTGCCTCTTGACTTAGGTTTTCATTCAGAGCGTACTTGTCAATCTTTTCTTTGATACGGTTACGCAGTTGGTTTACCGTCATATAATTGTCGGGACCTTCAGCAAGAGTCTTAACACCATTTTTATCTACCATCTTACCAATGCTGATAGCACCGGTAGTTGGATTAATCAAAGCTTTGGTTTGACCAAGGTTTGCAAATCCTTCAACCATTGCCATAAACTGAGTCTCAGCTTCTGAGCTTTCACCCTTCTGCCTACGCTCTGTCTTTACAGAAAACTCATCTTGATATTCTTTCGCAAGGTCAAACATTCTTTTAGTTCCATCCTTGCTATTCTGACGAATGAGCGCATAGTCTTTAGGTTTCATTTGACCCGACTTAAGAAGTCTGTCTGTAAGAAGTCTATACTGCTGCATATCACCGGCATAGTCTGTAATGTACTTATTTACATCATCAGACAATCCTTGTGGTGCGTTCTCAAGTTCTTCACCAAACTGACGAGACGCATCATCAAGAGCCTTCTTTTTTGCTTCACGAAGTGATGCCTCTTGCTTTAGAGTATTGGTTAATTGACTACCAACCTCCGACCAATCTATCTGATTCTTGGCTTCCCGTTCAGCGTATTTGTAATATGTTGCCATTTATTAAAACTTGAATGATTTTCTTAAATCCTTTAAGTAATCGGGACTTAAGCCTCCCATAAAAGCTTGGAACTCGAGTGGGTTCATACCACCAACACCGGCTAAGTTCCCAAACGTAGGCGATGCTGCACCAAATTCAGCAAGCTTTTGTTGAAATTGATCTTGAGTAAGCCCTGCTTTTTCTGCACCTCCTGCTAATTTACCAAATTGTTTTGCACCTGCTGATTTAGAGTACAATGGAGCCATACTTGCTACCTGACCTGCCATACTTACTACACCTTCCAATGCTTGTTTGGTTGCTGCTTGAGACCTTGTCTCAGCTTCTCTCGCTTTTAACTGAGCACCCTCAACTTCTGCAAGATCAAGACCCATACCTACATCACGAAGTCTGCTATCTTCAGCGGCTTCAAGTTTATCAAGCGCCTGCATCTCACCACCCATTTGTGTAGCAATATCACGCTGTGCTTTTTCAGCACCCAAGAATACACGTCCTGCAGTAGCTGCTGAACCACGCTCGCTTTCTTGACCTGCCTCAATAGCTTGAGCTGCAGTAGAAGTAACGGCTTCACGAGCAAGCTCGTATGGTTCTTTTTGAATACCCAACTGCTCGTAGAAGTTTACGTCAAGTTTTTTACGAGCGTCAGCCATAAACTTAGCTGCATCTGCTTCAGCTTTTTTCTGAATTTTACGTTGCTTTGATGCTTGCGAAAATGATGCCGCAGTAGTTCCTGCAGTAGCTGCTAAGCCTATACCTGCTGCAATGGTTGTGAAAGCTGCCATATTACAATACTTTTATTAGTTCACCTATATACCCATCGCCTAAGATATACCCTAATTCTTTATAGGTATCCTTTAGCCCCGGGTGTTTTATCAAAGCATAAGAATATTTATGCCCTGTATTTCTACAAATATTAGTCAATGTTTCGACCAATAGTTTTATTGCCTCACTTCTCTCCGGTTTCTTTCTATACTCCTTGTTGGATATTATCCAATCAACCCACGCAACCTTTGAGTTCGTGGTGTATATAAATCCTGCACACACCGGCTCATCTTCATCAAGCACCATTATGCCACCCTTACCATCATCAGGTAAGAAATCTCGTTGAGCAGGCTCCCATCCCCATTCCTTCCACCACCCTACTAACGTAGAATCATAATCATTTTCGTTCAATGGTCGTACAATAAATGCCATCTATACAAAGATATTGAAAAATTAAGGATAACTTTTCATCACTTCTGACTCTACGGCAAAGAGTTCTACCTGACTAACACTATTGTTTTCAAGGTTGAAAACGCAGTAGTGTCCGAGGACACCGTGCGATTCTGCCACAGCGTTTTTGATAAACATTATGTACGGGTTCTGTATAGCCGGGATGGTAGCTCCGGGTATGGTCGTATCCACCGTAATCCTGTTAAGGTTGGATGGATAGTTCTGCTGAATATTGGTCACCCTCCCGAACAGCAAAGGCGTATTGTAAGTTGGGGGCAGGCTATAGTATAGCATATCCCCGATGCTTATGATACTACCTATTGATATAGGGCTTGCTCCGATCGCAAAATTGACCTGAACGGCTGACCCTGTACCGGTAATGGTAGTGCTCCTACCTATACCATTGGTAAGCCTAAGAGCGTACTCAGAAGGCTGTGCCGGTGTAGTACCTGCGTTACGGACAAAGGCAAAGAAAGAGGCTTCCTTCTTTTCAAAGTAGCTGCCTTGAATAAAGCCATCGTCCATTAAGTCGGTCACCATTGTTACGGACCAAGGAGCATCACCTTCTAAGTTGATGGTTTTGAATAGCTTATTCTCAAGCGGAGACTCATTGAATACGCTTTGTATACGTGATGGGTACTGCACTCCGTAAAAGTTATTACGGGTGTTGTTTACGTTGTGCCTATACAGGTTTCCACCCTTAAACGTATAGAAGTAGTTATTCATCCCGATCATCCAATCAGGCAAAAAGGAATAGAAGGATGCCCATCCTTCTACCCCTTCACTATATGTTAGTGTATATGCTGCCATAGTTTAACATTGTACTGATGAATAAGCTGTTATCTCTCCCCCTCCGCTCATATCCCAATTTGCAGAAGCAAACACAAATAGCTCGAGAACAGGACTTGTCATTGCCGCATCCCAAAATAAGTTGCATCCTACATTAGGTGTTGGACAATCGCAGTATAGAATCTTAGGGTTTGTGCCTGCATCAGAACAAGCTGCAGCGGCACTTACATTGCTTACTCCGCATCCTCCAATAGAATAAGACCCTCCACCTGAGCAAGGTCCAATTGCCACAATAACACCATTGGCATCTACCTGAAACCAATCGTTAGTTGTTCCTGCAACAGCGGTATGATAGTATCCGGCAGTAAGCTTAAACTCACCGTTAGGGTCACTGAATACTAAATCGTATAGCCCAAGTGTCCCTGCACCGCCTGTAACATAAGCTACATAATATCCTACAGTAATTCCTAATGCACAAGCAGCGGTATTAGTTGCAGCCATTGGAGATGCCTCAAAAACAGGTAAAGCTGCAGGGCAAGCAACTGACAAATCAAATGCTGTTCCTGAGCAGGGACCAATGAATGTCAAGTCAAGTATAGATGGTGCAGCGGTTGTTTTTGGTATTACCATTACGCAATTACCGGGACCTCCTACTGTTAAATCCATTTGCCCTGACAAAACACTAACTGTTGTAGTCGTACCTAATGAAGAAAAAGTTGTTCCGTTATACTCATATTCGTCAAGAGTATGAGGAGAACCTGAAACAATATTACAATCTGCAGATGTAGCTCCAATATACGTAGGAAGACCTGCGCTACCTTGTAACCATCCGTATGATGGAGAAGATAGACCATTGTAAGATATACTATTAAACACAGCTAATACGCCATCCGGCACGCTGTATGGATCAAACGTAACTACAACAGCGCCTGTGTCAGTTCCTAAGTCTATTCCTACATAGTATATACCCTGTTGTCCCGATGCTGCTATTGATCCCCCACAAGGAGTAGCACAAGATGGGCAAGAGGTCTGAGGCAGTAATACACCCGACACTTGCTCACGCACAATTGTACCATCTGAGTAAAACCCATCAGGCGCAACCGTGGTCAGATTAACATCGGTATAAATAATTGTAGCTGACGCAAGAGATGGCGCATCTACGTAAAAAGTTCCTTGTGTTGCCATTTAATTTAAGTTTATGGTGCGATACAGTTACAACATACATCAAGTGCGCTTACAGTTGAATAACAAAGAGTAACCTCTGTACCACAACCGGGGCAAGCTGATTGAGCTTGTAGCACCCCACTAACCTGTTGCCTAACAATACTATTATCTGAATAGTACCCATCAGGCGCAAGAGTTGTGAGTCCAACATTAGTGTAAACTGCAGTTGCCGTAGCAAGTGACGCAGCGTTTAAGTAATAAGTTCCTTGTGTTGCCATTTTATTTTATTTTAATCATTACAACCGCAGCAAGCATCCAACAAACTTACGTTTGAGTAGCATAAATCAAATGCCGGTGGAGGTACATCGCATCCGCAACAAGCGTTGTTTGTGTCTGCATCAGAGTAACACAACTCAAGTGGCAGAGAGCTTCTGTAATCCCATATCAAATATAAATATTGTCCGCTGCTTGGGACGGTAAAAGTTCCTGTATAATATCCTGCTGCTCCTGTTGGTGCAACTGTTGTAGCTGCTGCAAGTAAATTTGCAATGCCAACCTGAGTGTTAGGGTATAGTGTATTGCTTCTTAAATATCTAAACTTATTGTAAGAAGGATTGAAATCAAAAGTATCAAATCCTTGCTTGTTTGAAATCAACTCCATTGCTGCTCCTGAAGGAGGGAATCCACCTGTGCCTTGAGGACCAATGATAATATTGTACTCAGATACCACAGGACTTTGAGCAGATGAATCAAATGTTACAAGTGTAGACTGAAGAGGTGAAATAAATCCTGCATCCGTATACCTGTACTCATTATGGATAAACTTACCGGCATCGGCATTGCTTGTTAAGCAGATGTTGACAATACCTATCTCGTTTGCTTCTACGCAGTTTACAAGTACGCTTACATTGACGTTGTCAGTAGCAATAACATTAACAATAAGTTCGTTAATAGCGTTACTGTTTTTGGCTATTGTAAGAGACCCTGATGTAGTTACTACCCCTGAAGAAACAGTAGTTAACCCATAAGTTACTACCACTTCAAATTCAGCAGTTGATGATGGGTCTACCGTATAGTCAACGATACAGTCTCCAACAGAGGTGTCTTCAAATATCACCCCATACTGCCTGTTTGATCCTGCTTCAATAGTGAAGTCTTGCTCGATACCGCAACTATAAATAATAGGAGGAATAGGCACAGAGCTGTCGTTAGTGGTGAGCACATACTCATTCATATATGGGTCAAACCCACCAAGCTTTTGAGTATTGAAGGATTGGATAAAGTTATCTCTAAACCAAGTCCGCATACCTTGCTCAGACACCACTCTTAATTGGTCTGTGCTATAAGAGTTTCCAATAAGTTGCAGTACAGCCCCACGCTTTACGTCTGTAAAGTATCTATAGTAACCCCATTGTACATAGCTTTCAGGATGGAAGCTGATACCATACTTCTCAACACGAGCAATTTGAGTACCCAATACTTCAGGCACGGAGGTAATAGCACCACCGGCTGCAGCATCTGAGAGTAAGTTCTTGCCTGCAAGTACGTATGAAATCTTATCTTCTTGTAGCGTAAGTACGTCAGTCTCTCGTCCATCTAACTTATAGATAGGACCGAATGATACCTCTAAATATTTGTAGTTAAGCAGTCCTAAATTGAACTCATTTAATTTATTAACATTTGACTCAAAGTTATACACACCACTGTATGTGATGTCAGCAAAGCGCCTTGTTCTCTTGTATTGCTGTACCGATATGGACGTTACACGGTTGCCAAGATTAAAGGTCTTGCCAATAATTGAGTCACGAATCTTATAGCTTTCAGCACCATTACCAAAACAGAAACAGTTAAAGAACTCTGTGTCTATTATTGCCGGCAAAGATGCAGTTTGGTTCTGTATGTTACCCAAGTGTCTTCCGTTGGCATCAATACCAAAAGACAAATGATTCTCAAAGAATACATCAGGTAATGAGTCAACGGGTTGTGTCTCGAATATCAGGGTAGTCTCAGCTCTAAACACTTCAATGTTTACAATAACAGTAGACCTACGCTTCTCTCTCGAAGCTACACCACCACATCTAAGAGTACCACTGACAATAAGAGTTAGCTGATTATTGGCAGGATTGCGATAGAACCTATAATAGTTTTTACACAAATCAGTTGAAATGTCTGTGTTGTTTGATGCAAGTGTAGGTATAAATTCATTTTCAACAGGACATTCATTACCCCCAACCTCTTGATCTCCATCATCAAGTATCTGTTCTACGTTGTCTCCAATCCACCACTCCATCATATTATCATAATTGGCAGAAGAAACAAGCGTTTTCTCTAAAGTATAAATACGCCTCTCACAAGCTCCATTACCTTGACCAACACCAAGACGCTGAAACTTAAAATATAATTTAATTCTACTACCGGCAGGTACAGTATAATCAACCCAAGCACTTGTTGCGGTATCAAATCTGTTCATTGGGTAGTTCAAAATAGGATACTCTCCTGCATCGTTTTGATCTACCTGTTCGTTGCCCGGTGCAATAATTGAAAGTTCATCCTGAACAACAGCAAAGCTGTTTGGATTAATCTTCATATATACCCCCGATGGAACAGGAATATTTACGGTAGGGTCAAGTTCACTTGGTATCTCAATGAATCCTGCTTGCTTAGCTTCTTTCTCAAGCACTGTTGCGTATACGCAATTATTTGTAGGTCCACTTGTGTCAGCCTTTACGATAAGCCTATCACCCTGCTGTACCTTACGTGCGTTTTCTCCTTCAAGTAAAAAGTATGCGTTATTACTTAGAGGGTCGTCAAAGAAGATGCTACTATATATGGTATCGTAACTTTCTTCGTCAGGCTTAATAACAAACTTATATCTCTTAGCCCAAGCCGGAGCTATCTGAGTTGTAGGAATAGTTACCCTAATAGAGTTCTTGGTATCAGATGCAGAGCAAGGAATGTGTACTGTATTTCTTGGACTAACCAAGGCTGTAGTAGAACGACCAAAGTCATCCATATACACGATACCAATCTCATACCCACGATTGCTATGCAAGCTGCGTGGTGAATTTATTTTTTGATAGAAAGCTTCTGCAAAGTTTACTGAGTAATACTCATACACACTAATTGTTGGTGTAGTAGTATTGTCAACATATCTCATTGCAGGAAACTGTAGACCAATTATTTGACTTGCAGGTGTAGTAATAATGCTTATTGGCTGACCTGCAGCAGAAATACCACTCTGAAACTTTATTAGTGCGTCTAAGTTGTTTGGTAGTGCACAGTTAAGCTGATCAGTAAATGTTGTCCCATTACAAGAGTTTGCTATAGGCTGAATATTTGCAATCGTTCCAATAACATCTTGAAACGCTACACTTGTAGCCATCTGATAAACAGAAGTATATGTAGTTGGAAGTGTAAACGTAAGCGTCAAATTAATGTTTTCGCTTGTCTCTGTAGGGAATGGGGTGCTCCCTGCAAACATATTGTGCGTAAGCCTTACATCTAATGTAATTGAAGAACCGGCAATAAGTTGTATACCTGTTAGGTTAATATTTACAGTCGCATTTGGAATAGTTTGATTGCTACCAAAACTATATATACCAACAGATGTAGTGTCAGGTACACTTGTAGTACCAACCAATTCAGAAACTGCAGAAGCAACGTACTCAAGTTTGGTTACGTTTCCATTCTTGTCAACTAAGTCGTATCCCTCAACATAGTTGCCATACATTAAACGATTGCCCATAATAGTTTGGGCTCTTGCAAGAAGTGGTACGTTATCATACAACCTAAGTAACTCTGACTCAGGAAGTACTGTAAATATCTTACTATTTGTAAACGTATATGTATAGTTGGTGTTGTTTGCAAGACCAAGCTCAGCCTTATCAAGATTCTCTATAACCTTTACAATACTTGTTCCTGCTTCTTTGAATAACAGGTCAACACCAACAACAAGCGGACCACCTGAGTTATATGTAATGATAGCAGTGTTGTTCAAGTTTACCATCCCCTCATTGAGGTAGCTATTAATACTGAACTCAAATGGGTTGGGAGAAAACGCAGGGGCAGACCATTGAGATGTCGCAGAATATTCTCCATCTTGATAACGATAACGATATGCGAAACAGATAAACCTGTCTTCCATAAAGTTGTCTTGCTGACCTGTTCTTATCTCACGAATAGCAGGAGCTGCAATTGGTGGTTTCTTAATTACAAGTAGCGACTCTGCACTAAATTGATCTATGTTACCAATAGGGTTGGCATAGTTTCTTGTTATATTAAATACCCTTGGAGGGTTGTAATTATCAGTAAAAAATATCAACTGATCAATAAGGTCAACACCTGTAATTAAAAATTGAGGATTAAAGTTTAGCGTAGTGTTTACACCACCACCATCATTGATGCTAATTACGTGGTAGGTAAGAGCGTTTTGAATTGTGTTATACGACACAATCATATCAAGTTTCCCGGTAGCTCCAATAGGGAAGGTGGGGTCGTGTACAAACCAAAATATTCTTTCGTTTGCACTATCATCAATTGCACCAATACATTTTGCGTTTGCGCTAAGTGGTGTATTATTAACATACCTAAGCTGAGTAAGAGCTACGTTACCTTTTGTATTTTCTATTACACCAATCTCAGCTTGCTCAGTAGAACCCATACGGACGTTGAGCGCATCAATATACTCTCCGTTTGGAACAAGTCGCTCGTCTACGACCTTGTTCATCCTACCTGCTATGAAGTTCCTTGTTATGTTTGGCATATTATTTCAACCACTTGTCCATACCACGCAGATTCATAAGAAGTCTGCCCGGATGAATGTTACTCATTCTAATTTTTGCGTTGCGAAGTAAAGCCGCTTTTTCTTTACGAGCACGAGCAATAATGTACTCTTGTACACCAAGCTTAGCGTTCAGTATCTCGTATTGAATATATGCGTAAATATACTTCTCAAATAATTTATTAACGCTGACAATTGAATCATCACCATTCTCCATACCATCAGAGATGTATTCGAGAATGACAGACTGATTATACATATCAGAGTTAAAGTTGATAACCCCCATTCTCTGATCAATAGCAAATGTTGGGTTGAAGTTTGCAGTCTCTGTATTAAGACCGTAGCGCTCTCCAAGGCTATAATCAAAATACCAAACGCCATCAATATTCCATCCAAGTTGCCCATTGTAGGTGCTCTGTGGATTCAAATAAATACTCTTTTTTATGCCTGCCAAACGCTGTAAGTCTATCTCAGAAAATTGAGGAGATAGCGCATTGCCAAATTGGTCAAACAATATCTTTCCGGTTTGGTCTTGCAAGTATGCAAGAGATGAAAGAATTTGAATATTCTCTGTGAGTGGTCTTAGGTATCCATCTTTGTAAAGATTTACTCTTACCCAATTCACATAGTCCGATGGAAGTATATATCGAAGCGTATCATCAACTGTAAGCTGTAAAACTTTTAGCTGTTTGAACGCATCGTAGTTTAGTTCCTGTATGGCACGCTTTGCGTGGAACAATATTTTGTAACGCTCTTCATTGTTTACAAGAGAATGGTTACCTGCATACATCAACATAAAGTTGTTGACAATATCGAACAGGCTTACGTATTGGTACGAACCCCAATTGACATCTGTTGGTGGTACACCATTATTCTCGTAATATTTATATTGAGTAATGTATGCCATAATTATTGCGATTGTTTTTGTTCTTCAGCAGCACCGAATTGAACAGCCATTATCTCACGAATAGACATACCTGCGTATTGAAGAATCTTTGTTACAAGCTTGAACTCATCTTCTGCAGGAACCTCAAAGTCTTGATAGTCGGGCTGCGATTGGTCAAATACCGGCTCGCCACCTGTTAAAGAAACGAATGTCCATTTAGGGTCTTTCGGATACCTAAAATAATTTGCATCAACTTCATTCGGAAGGTTGATGGTAGATGGATATACTGTAAGTACGCCACCCTCCTGCGTATATGCAGGATACTGTTCTGTTGGAGCCGTAAGATTTGACGTAGTAAGCATTGTGATTTTATTATGCGTTACCTTCTCTGCCTCTCCCTTGAATACACGTGGAGATACAGATGCGTCATAGCACATAATCTTATTAATCATAAAATAGTCAAATCCTGTAGTAGTAATAGACGGAAGAAAAAATCTGTTTGTTGCAGGCGCAACTTGCGTAAGCGTTGAGGTTAAAGCAAAAACTTCCATCGCCTCTTCTATAGGCTTTCTTTGATCAGCGTAATCTATACCGGACTTTCTTAGGTTCTCTAAATTAACTACGTTGTTGTATTCAGAAAAGTATTCTTCAAATACTTCAAGCTGAGACTGCTTGGCAAACAGGTTAAAGTCTGCCGGTGATATATAGCCGTAGTTATTTTTATTGAGAATGGAAAGTACCGTATTTCTGACGGAATTTATCATTATAGTCTTTTTACAAATATAAACAAAAAAAGAGGGTATAGAAATACCCTCTCTACCTAAACACTATGAAACCATTAACCTATGCTAAGTTACTTTCAAGCATCTTAAGGGCATCAATTCCTTCATCGGTCTTCAGAAACTCCGCAACGGTAAAGTAGGGGTCTTGAGCATACGGAACGGTCAACATCTTCTTCTTATTGGACCCCGTATTAAACCATACTTCCTTCTGTCCGTTCCTGAATGTCAATAATTTATTCTCAAAGAACACGTGTACGTTTGACTGTAGCTTCAGCATTGGGTCCCCAAGTACATTTAAGAATCCTTTGGGGTCACGCTTGGCATAAATCAGTACATCTCTTTTAAGCTCAGAACTTGTAAATCTCGATGGGTCTTTGCCAAAGAGAACTCTTGACACACTCTCGAGCTGCTCCAAAGAGAGCTGACGAGCTTGAATCAAGGCATCCACCTCCACAGTTAAACTCTCTACCTCTTTTGCAGCATCTTTTTCATTGTCTACCTCAATAAAAGTCCTACCATTTAGGGGGTGGTAGTACAAGATCTCCTGTAAAACAGGGTTATTTTTAGGAACGCTAAGAAACCCGTTCTCGAATATAACAGGTTCGACAATGGCATTACCGTCTTGCTCGTCCTCAAAAGGAGTCTTTTGGTTGACAGCGTATCGCAAGGGTCGGTTAATATTGTTTTCTTCATCGAACCAAAGTAATGGATAACGTCTTGTATTTCTTGAAGGTAGCGTATATGAAAGGGGGGCTACGTCCCCTTTAAGCTTGTAAATCCTGTCAGCAGGAACCAATTTCTTTTTCATTAGATTTTAATTTGATTAGATTAAAAATAAGGGGGAGTGTCTTTGAAGACACCCCACCCTTTATGGTTTTTCTTCGATTAAGAACCGTAACGGAACAATACGAAGTTGTTAGCACCCAAGGTACAAACGCAACGCTCAGAGAGGAAGTTTACCTCCATTGCATCGAGGTCGCTTGTTTGAGCACCACCGGCAGAACCTGTGATCCAAGTCTTGTATCTACGGTCTTC